GAAGACCGCTTCGGTAACCAGTACCTGCGCGGCAACCCCGACGCTGGTTCCTGCGGGCACGGTCCACGCATCGTCAAGAACGGCACGAACAAGTCAGGCCGTCCGTACAAGGCGTACGTGTGCGTCAATGACTCGCCATTCCGTGAAGGCAAGTACGACAAGAACGCGATCTGCGATATCGCTTGGCCATCTAAGGGCTAGTTGATGCGTTCCCTTCTTCAGGTTGTGCGTGGCACGTCAGAGGCGGGCCGGGATCTCCCCGAGATCCTGCCTGCCCTGACTGCCGCCACGATCAAGTTCAGGCGAGGCCAGTTGCATGTGATCGCTGGTCAGCCTGGACGTGGCAAGACATTGATGTCGCTGTGGTACGGGATCAAGAGCAACTGCGAAACGTTGTACTTCTCTGCCGACAGCGACGAGGGAACTATCGCGAACCGGGCATCAGCGGTGCTGCTGAACAAGACGGTTGATGAGATCAAGTCGATGCGGCAAACCGAAGCCGTCACCGTTATTGAGGATGAACTGTTTGAGTTGAGTAAGCGGCTGAGGTTGCAGCCCGACCCGCACCCTGACATCGATGCGATTTTTGAAGAGGTTGAAAGTTACGTCGAACTGTTCGGGCGTTGCCCCGAACTGATCATCATCGACAACCTCATGAACGTCGCAGCCACACACGATAACGAATGGACCGGATACAGGGACAACCTTCGTGCTCTCCACACGCTCGCAAGGGAAACCGAAAGTTCGGTTGTCGTTCTTCATCACACCAGCGAGGACAGCAGTAAGCCCAACAAGCCTGGGCCGATGAAGTCTTTGATGGGCAAGGCGAACCAGTTACCGGAGACGATCCTCACGGTGGCTATGGATGGCGACGAGTATCACGTCGCTGCCGTGAAGAACCGTGACGGTGAAGCGGACCCGAACGCGGAGCGTCCGGTCACGGTGTATGTGGATGCGCCATCGATGTCGTTGTTCAACACACGTCAAGAACTAGACATGGCGAGGACGAGACGACAATGGCAGTAGAACTACCCGACTTTGAACGGGCGAATTGTTTAGGTGCTGACCCGGAGGCTTTCTTCCCGAAGGTGTTCAGCAGTGAGACGGGCGCAGCGTTGCGTATCTGCGAACGCTGCGGCATCCGTGCCGAGTGTGCCGAGTGGGCAATCCATTACGAGAGCGACGGCATCTGGGGTGGCCTGTATCCCCGTGACCGTCTGGCTATCCGCCGTGCGAGAGGGATTGTTTTAGATCAACCGCACCTTGCGTTCGTGGCGAGGGGTTGACATGAGCAGCGCGAACAAGAGACGCGGCTCCCAATGGGAGCGTGACATTGAAGAGCACCTGAATGTGAGCGGCCTGAAGGCCCGACGGTTACCTCGCGCAGGATCCAAAGACATCGGTGACTGTGTCATTGAAGGTAAGGCGTTCGACATTGTGGTGGAGGCGAAGAACACGAAGACAGCGTGGGCTTCGATGGCTCAGTACCTCCGTGAAGCGGACGTTGAGGCATGCAACTACGAGTTGAAATACCAAAAGCCAACCATCGGTGTCGTTGCCACGAAGACCAGGCAGAAGGGCACTGGTGAGGGGCGCATCGTCCTGACCATCGACCAGTTCGTGTCGCTGCTGCGTTGGGGTGGTGTCGCATGAACGACGAGCAGCATGAGCGGCTACTGCTGGCAGTGCTGGATCACTACGGCCTGCCCGAGCCACGCTACGGCGAGCATCCGATGAAGTGCCCCGCGCATGACGACCGTGTCGCATCCGCATCAATCAACCGTGGCAAAGGGTTGTGGCATTGCCACGCCTGCGGGGCAGGCGGTGGTGCTGCACAGATCGTGATGGCACGTGAAGGCATGGGGTTCAAAGAAGCATCAGCGTTCATCGCTGGCATCACAGGTGAGTCACCGCAAATGCCGGTGAAGCAACGCACTCGCAAAAACAAACGGTGGGTTCCGCCACGTTTAAGGAGAAGCGCATGATCATTCACCTTGAAACATGGGAGTACGAGCATGCCAGTGCTGTTGGCATCGGCAGGTTCACTGCGAACTGGGGTAAGCCGGACGCTGAGTACTACTCACGTGAGCGGATGGAAGATGACCGCACTGCTGAGGTCGCTGCTGCGATCACTGAACTGGCGGTAGCGAAGTACACGAATCAGTACTGGCCGGGAACTGTGTGGCCTGCTGGGCAGCACAACGTGTACCGGGAGATGCCTGACGTTGGGCACAACATTGAGGTGCGTCGTGTGCGCACGCGCCCCGGTGGTGCGGTGCGCCGTAAGCAGGTGGGTAAAGGCTTGGAGTTGTGGGTTGCGAAACCTATTGAGCCTGAGTTCAAGTCGGTGGAGATATGGGGTGGCATCCGTTACGACGACGGATGGCGCGTCGGAGATCCGAGCGGCTTCAGTGATGACGTGCGTTACGTACCTCGTGGGGTGCTGTCGCTATGACAACGATCATTGGTACGCAGTGGCAGTGGGGTTGTGAGATAGCAGCCGACGGTAGGACAACGTCGGATGGGCGAGTGTATGACGGCTCGCACATGGTGAAGGTGGTGCTGAGGAACGAGTACTTGATCGCTGCTGCGGGTAGCGGTGGCGCGTGTGACTACATCACTCATGCGTGGCGACCGCCTGCTTTCCGTGGCGATAGTGAGTACGAATTCTTTGTCGCCTACCTGTCTCCGCACCTGCAAAAAGCGTTGAGTTTAAACGATTTTTTGCCCCTCAAGGATGACGACGGGCTGCAGATCCTGGTCGCAGTGAACGGGTACGTGTTCCAGATTGAGTCCGATGGGACGGTGCTGCATTCCGATAGTGGTTTCTACGGGATAGGTACGGGCGCACCGTATGCGCTGGGCGCAATCGAAGCGGGAGCGGACACATCGGAGGCGTTGGAGATCGCGTCGATGTACGACATCTATACCGGGCCACCGTTCACCCGAGTGAAGCAGGTGAAGCAATGATCGAAGCGTTGATGTTGACGGTGGCCTTGGCTGGGAAGGCGGACTTCGATCCGCCTGAGTATCGGGGCTACCACTACAGCAAGAAGGCTGAGAAGTTTCTGACGTGTGTTGCTGAACGTGAGTCGTCATTTGGTTGGCGTTCCGATTCGAAATACGGAAGCGGAATCGTGCAGTGGATCCAGCCGACGTGGGATCACTACGTGGACAGGGCTGGCTACCCCGAATGGGTTGGTGTGCGCCCATACAAAGCACCGAAGTATGTGCAATGGAGCACAGCATTCGTCCAACTAGATCCATATCCCAAGAAGAAAGGGCTAGAGGGTCGACACCACTGGAGCAGCAAGCACGCATTAACAATCGGGAAGAAGATAAAGGACTGCTGATGAAGATTGAGATGAGTGGCTACGCCTACGTCCGTGCGGACGTGCGGACAGTTGAGGATCTGCGTACCTTGCTGCGCTTTCTTGATGACAACAAGGTGACTGATGCTGCCGAGTTGGATTGGGGTAGCGAGTACGTGTACGTGTCAGTGACCGAAGATGCCAAGGCTGAGTTCATTGAGTGCGGCGAGCACATCCCACCGGATCTGAAGTTCGATGTCATCTTGAATACGCACCAGCATCAGATACCCGAGACATATGAGGAGGCGTTGGAGTTGCGGCTGGAGCATCCAGCCCGCTTCGACTGGCCCGCCATCGACAAGTACGGCGACCTGTCTCGGCCCGAGTAGATGGCTGACGTTGAAACCCTGGAAGGTTGGCTCGCTTACGGAGCATCGCAAGGGTGGGTGACGTTGCCGTTCTGTGCTGCGCATGACGGCGCACCAATGCTGAAAGAGGAATGGAAGTCACTGGCTCAGGGCTATGACCCGTGCGTTCTGATGATGCGGCTCTGGGGCGACGGCGAGGAACACATCTGGGAACTGATCGATGAACTGGATGAAGAGTGAAACCGAATCAGAAACTGATTGACATGTGGACTCGTGCTGCGCACCAGTACCACGCTGAACTAGCCGGTTCACCGGCTGAGCATTACCTCACTGAACGTGGGCTAGTGGATGGGGCCGAGAGGTTCCTGCTCGGCTACGTCGCCGAGCCTGCACCTGGGCACGAGGATCACTTCACTGGGATGCTGTCGATCCCGTACCTGACACCGTCAGGTTGTGTTGCGTTCAAGTTCCGGTCGCTTCGGTCGGACGCTGACCGTCGATACAACTCTCCCGCTGGTCAACGGCATCACCTGTACAACGTGCAAGCGATCCTTGATTCCATCGATCAGGTGTGCGTGGTTGAGGGTGAACTGGATGCTGTCGCCAGCACCCTGGCTGGGTATCCAGCGGTGGCGTTGCCGGGAGTGAATGGATACAAGCGGCACTTCGCTCGCTGCTTCGATGGGATCGGTCGGGTGCTGGTGATTACGGATAACGACGACAAGGAAGACGGGTCGAATCCGGGCCAAGAGTTGGCGAAGAAACTGTTGGAAGTGCTACCGAATGGGGTGCGCGTGTCCCTTCCGAAGGGGGAAGACATCAACAGTACAATTCTGTCACACGGAGCACAGCACTACGCCGAACTCATCGGTGCTGTTGAGTAGGAGACTCCGTGAATCGTGAAGATGTTCTGCAATCTGCAGCCACACTCATCAATGGTGACCGTCACGCTGACTACGGGTCAGCGTGGGAAAACCACAAGCGCATAGCGGACATCTGGTCGGTGGTGTTCGGTCACCCCGTGACACCAGCGCAGGTTGCCCTATGCATGGTGGGCGTGAAGATCGCCCGCCTCGTTAACGACCCATCGAAGGCCGATTCGTGGGTGGACATTGCCGGGTATGCAGCACTCGGTTCTGAGATGGAGGATGCGGAATGATTCCTAGTGTCGTGTTCGATATAGAAACGACGGACCTGAAAGGACTGATGGGCAGGATCCTGTGCTGCTCATTCCTTGACGGCAACACTGGCGAGGTGACCACGTTCCGTGCGGATGAGAAACCGTGGAAGGGACGCAGCAAGATCGACGACAGCAAACTTGCTGTCGCCATACGAGATCACCTTGAGCAGTACAAGTTGATCGTCGGGCACAACAGCAAACTGTTCGACATCCCCTTCATTAACGCTCGCCTCGCCAAGCATGGCGAGCGGCCCGTGAATGTGGAGTGGCACATGGATACCCGCTGGTACTTGAACTCAGCATCGATGCGTATCGGCAGTGCCAAGTTGGACAACGCCCAGAAGTTCTTTGAACTTGGTGAAGCGAAGACTCCGATCAGTTGGGAGCAGTGGCAGTTGGCTGCCACGTTCGACAAGTCAGCGATGGATGAGGTCGTGTATCACTGCGAGCAGGACGTGAAGGTGTTGCGGGAACTGATCCCGCACGTGCTGCCGTACATCAAGAACCTGCACAGGTGATTGCAGGATGTACGACGATGACACGTGGCAGACAGTTGTCGAACTGGCTGCCATCGCAGCACGGCCAGTGCATCAAAGGTTCAGTCGATTCGTTGAGTTCGAAGACCTGAAGCAGTCGGCATGCGAGTACGCAGTGCGACGCAAGGACAAGGTGTCTGAGTATCTGGACCGTGAGGATCCTGGCGCAGTTCGGCAGGGTGAGGCGGCGATGATCACGTTCCTGCGTCGGCATTGCGAGCGGGTCGCACGCAAGGAGAAGGCCACCGCGCTGGGCTATCGGATGGAGGATGAGTACTTCTATCGGCCTGCCCTGCTGGAGGCGTTGATCAAGGTGTGGGGTAGTGGCGATAAGGACTCAGCGAATCAGGTGCTGGATCCTGCTGAGATGAGTGGTCGCCGTAAGAAACTGGCGAACGAGGGCAATGATTTG